ACGATGATTCGGCTGTAAGAACAAATACCTACCGAGTCATGACCGCTGTACTTAATCCAATCGCCCTCCCGTTCACCCCCTCCCACGCCTGTCAAGTAACTAGAGCAATAACCTGCAGCAAGTTCTGCGGTTTCGCTGTGTTTTCCGAGGGTAGACTGTCGGCAATTCCTCACAGAGTCTCTACAGAACGGGCTGACAGTTACATTGCGAAACAAGCCCGGAGGGACATAAACAGCGCATCGGATGCGCGGGGGATTGAGGGGGGGATGGAGCATGGCGGACGAGAGTCAGCCCGCACGCTTGAGGGTGGTCGATCCGTCGGGCGAGGAGCGCGAGCCGCGCAGGTACGCCCAGTCAACATCGGGCCGCATGGTCTCGCACGAAACCAGGCCCTCAGATTCTCTATCTATGTTGACCGCAAGAGATTCACCGCAGGTCTTGCAGCCGTACGCGACATTATTGAGATGTCGCAAGGTTGTTCCGCAGCGACGTGCAAACGACTCTCGCTCGGCGACTGAACTGCTCTTGAGAAACTCTTTTAGCTCCATGCCGCTACTTCACCATACGGTGTTGAATGATGCAACACCAAACGGGGAATTCACCAAATGGTGTCACGCGCCTAGCATTCCGGGCATGGACTCCTCGGAACTGAAAAATCTCAAACTGGTTCGAACTGAGAACCTAATTGCGCTTATAAGACGCGATTTCGCAGGAAACGCAGCTGCGCTGGCCAGAGAATGCGAGAAGAGCCCTTCCTACATAAACGACTTGGTTGCAGGTCGGAAGCCATCTTTCGGCGAGAAAGCCGTGATGGCCATCGAGTCAGGAGCCGGACTTATCCGTGGGCAGCTTTCGATAAAGAATAGCCCCCTGACGAGGGATCCAAGCAGGGCTGCCAAGCCTCCAGACTCAATTGACCCGATTTACAAGGATCTCGACGAGGCCGGCAAAAAAGACGCTTTCGAATACGTCATACAACTCAAGGCAAAGAAGCACCGGAGACTGAGGGCCTAATGCCTTGGCCCCTTTTCGCGCCAGCTTGGGGGGTGGATCGTGATGTCTTGGGGTTCTTAGCCGGTTAGTAAGGACAACGCGAGGGACGCTAAATGAGGATGTTGATCATCGGCTTGGGCCTGTCTGCTGGCTTATCTGGTTGCATGACGAACCCATCCGTGGACAGCCTTACATCCGACCAGAGGGCGCGACTTTCAAAGATAGTTGTGCTGCAGGACACACCGACTGTGGATTACGAGAAGATCGGCGAAGTAAGCGGTCTTTCCTGTCACAGAAATGCATATCAAGCCGGGAATGTCACGGAAGCCGAGGCTCTTGAAGGAGTCAAGATAAGAGCGGCGAAGCTCGGTGCTGATGCGGTGATCAACACTTTCTGCCAGCGACGCTCAGATTCTGATGTGTTGAACAACTGCTTTTCTTCCGTCAAGTGCATAGGCGATGCCATACGCTTGAAGCAGTAGTGAGAACTCGCCTTCACCATCATAACCTACTACTCCCAAGGAGATCGGACCTTGAGCACTTCCAATAAGGGCGACATAGTGAAGCAGCACCGCAAGGAGCAGCGTGAGGCGATGAACAAGGAAGAGCGCCAGGTGGTTGCCCTTGAAGAAATCTCCGATCGACTTGAAGAGATCAGGGTTCAGTTGGTACTGATGGGAAATGCGATAGGGCAAGTAGCCAGGAAGCCTTAGCCCTCCATCTTGGCGACTATACGCGGCCCGTTGGCTAGTCGCTCCATTGCGATCTCTGCGCTCAGCTGGTCTGGGTGTCGGCTATTGGTGCGCCAATGATCGCCGTATCTGTCGTACTGCACCACGAATCTTTCTGATTCTGGCGCTTCAAGCTCCTCAATGACTCTGTAACGCATCATCCCGCCCCCTGAATTGAAGTGACCCGGCCATTGTGCCGGGTTTTTTGTGCCTGAGAAATTAAATTCACCTTTTGGTGTTGACAGCAATTCACCGTTTGGTGTTCAATTCCCTCCCACACGAGCCGCCACCACAACGGCCGAGGGAGCAGCAGATGGAAACCAGGATCACGCGAAAAGAGGATCTGAAGTCCGGCGCCTGGTACGCGCTGTTCGAGATCGACATCGACTACGAGGGCAACGAATACGAGAAAGAGATCGGAATAGCCCAATGGGATTCCGAAGTCGGATCTTTCTACGATGATGACGGCGCCGAATATTCGGCTGGCTGCTTCGACGTCGCCTACCGTCAGGGCGGTGCCGCATGAGCACCAGAAAGCACGCGAGTCCTTGGTTCCTCGCCCTTGGCGCCTACGCCTGCCTCGCCGCAATGGCCCTGATCTCGCTCGGCGGTGCGGCATGAAGCGAATACACACAGGCGCTGCCCTCGCAGCAATGCTTTCAGTCATGCCGTACTTTGGCCACTCAAGCCAAAAGATCTCGACTGGCAGCGGCAAGCGCTCCCGGTCGAAGTGGACGAAGCCTCATCAAGGCTCAGCGGAGTGTGCCCGCCGTCGCCGTCAGATGGCAAACGGGACTCACGGCTACCCAAAGGTGGACGCCGATGCGTAACCGCGCCGATTACAGCCTCGCCATGATGCTCGCAGCCCGAGCAGCCCACAGAGAGATATTCGCCGAGCCTGCCAGGTACGTGCGCCTCGCCGTAGTCCGCGGTCAGCGCACGCTGGTCCAGATCGACGCCAGCGGCGATCCATATCCAGTGTTCTTTAGCAAGCGCGCGTATCGGCAGACGATCTACCGCACGCCGTGCGCTGTGGAGTTTCAGCAGAGGGTTTCGCGATGAACATCAGACAAGCGATCTTGAAGGCTGCAGCTCATATCGAGCGCAATCCGTCTCTTTTCGATTTCAAATGCCTTCGAGTGCCGCCCGGTGAATGCGGGACGCCTGGATGCGTCCTTGGCTGGATTGGATTCTTCGCACAGGTCAAATCTAGTTACGATTTTTCAACCGCCAGCAATTTGGATGTCTCTAGATTCATGGGCATTCCAGACACCACCTTGGTGTTCTACGAGCGCATGAGCCAATGCTCAAAGCAAGCGAACGGCGATACTTGTTACGAGTGGCGGAGCAATGCCGAGAAATGTGCCAAGGCGATGCGTGTCTACGCCGACCGCTACCACCCGGCCGATTCAAACTTCGCTCGCGACATCGTTGCGAAGGTGCAGCAGATGGCTGTGATTGCAGAGGACGTGCACTGATGTGCGCCTGGCTCGACAGCCTCTCTACTCACACCCTGGTCGGCATGCTGATCTGCGGTGCGTATGTGGCGATGACCTCGCTCCCGCTGTGGGTCATGAATGCGGCGGTGAGTGTATGAGCGCCAGCCACACGCCAGGCCCTTGGGTGGCCGAGCTTGGTGAGGCTTACAACGTGCGCGCGCCACACGGCGGAATAGTGGCTCAGATACACCACCTGAAGGGTCGCTACGGTATGGAGGGCAGAGTAGATGCTCAGGAAGGAGCAGCCAACGCGCAGCTTATCGCCGCCGCGCCAGATCTTATATCAGCGCTGCAGAGCATATTGGCTATCGTTGAATGCGGAGCTACGGACGATCCAGACGAAGTGGCTGCCGATTTCTGGGCGATCGCCAAAACAGCTAAGGCGGCAATAGCAAAAGCCGAGGGCCGGCATTCATGACCACAAAGCAAACAACCGTGCGCGTCAACGGCGTGGACGTGCCGATAGAGGTCACATACGACGGCAACGGCGGATACATCGCATGCGAGCCCGACTGGGACCTGGGCATGCCGATCAGCTCGGGGCTTAGCGAGGAGCACGCTATCGAGAGGCTCAGAGAATTGCTGGAGGAGAAATGAGCGCTTCCATCAAATCCATGCTGTACGCGCTCGACATCATCTACGCCGAGCCCAAGCCAGCGCCGGCATCGATCCCCTGCCCCTGCGGCTCAGGCGTGATCGAGGACGATTGCACATGCCAGCAGACGCCCCCGCGCTGTGAGACGTGCTGGCACCCGCAGGCGAAGTGCGAGTGCTGCCAGGACTGCGCGGATGGCGTGTGTGAGGTTTGCGAGCCTTGCGATGAGGACTCGGCGGAGCTGCGGTATGTCGATTCGTTGGGGATGGAGGATCTTTTGTGAATAGATACGAAACGGAAGATGTCTTTCTTTTCTCGGTGTTTGGGTTTTTTGGAGTGATGTTCATATTGCTCATAGCCTGTGCGGTTTATGAATCGAACAAAGAGAGCGCATTCCGAGAGGACTGCGCGCGCAGTGGAGGCATAGGGCTGATCGACGGATCCACCATGACGTGCATGAAGTCAGATTCGGTGATTCCAGTGGTGCCACGGTCATGAGCGTCACTTGGCACAACGGTTTACGAAATTCGGGTGGTTATCAATGGGTTTCCAGCTTGGGATTCTCGACGCCAAATCAGGCTGCTGAACACGCCAGAACTGCCTATTCTAAAGTATTCCAAGTCCAGGAGCACTGGAACGGCCATTGGCTCAGGCCGCCAGTGGGCATGCGGGCGGATCAGTGCAGCCATGTTTGGAGAACGGTCGTCAGGGTCGGCGAGGCAGACCAGGTAAGGCTTTGTCCGCGTGCGTTCACTGGAGCCGCGCCATGACTGACGTGAAGCTCGAGGACGCGGATCGGGTGGCGGAAGCTCTAGACGATGAATTCGAGGGCATCAGCCTATCTTCGCAGCAAGAGATACGCCGCGCTGTCGCCCTGCTCCGCAAGATCCCGGTGCTTCAGAACACCTGGCGATGCTACTACTGCGGCGAGGTGTGCCGGTCCGAGGTCGACGCTCGCAACCACTTCGGTTCTCTGCCCGGATCGGAGCCAGCGTGCCAGATAAAACAACCGGGAGAATTCGCGCTACTGCAAGCGCTGCGTAACGCCGAAGACCAACTTGCTCGGTACCGCGCGGAAGATAGCGACACGCAGCGCGCCATGTATTCGATGCAATCCGATCATCAGCAGGCTTTGCGGAGGGAAGAAGAGACTGGTTACGCGAGAGGCGTAGCCGACATGCGCAAAGAGGTTGAGGAGCTTAGGCAGCAGCTGAGCGACCGGGAGTGGCAGGATGTTTCAAGCGCCCCTGAGATGCGCGCAATCCTCCTCTACATCGTCACAGACCGCGATGATGACGGCAAGGTTAGGAATTGGGAAATGGCGACGGGCGTTCTGCTCAGTCCCGATTGCCGTTTGTATGAGAACGAAACCCGCTGGGAGTGGAAAGGCCGGCGTCTGAAGGTTTGGGAATACCAGCCAAGTCACTGGATGCCGCTGCCAGGAGCGCCGCAGTCATGAGCATCCTTGCAAAGCTGATACTGGGCTGCATCGGGCTGATCCTGTTTGTGATCTTCGGCTCGTACTTGATTCGCGAGTTGCTGGCCGACCGTAGGTTGCGCCGACAGTCGCGCACGGTCACGCAGGTTGCGCCACGGCGCCGGGAGTACACGGGCTTGGACTGGCCAGCATGGCAGCGCGACACCACGCCGGGGAATGTCCAGCGCTTGCGGGCGCAGCTACGGGAGTTAGGCGAATGACCAGCGAACTCCGCGAAATCACGACCAAACACCGCGCCGAGGACGCAGCGGTTCTGCGCCGCGCAGTGGCCGAACTAGACGACGGCAAGCGCTCGCTGGATGCCCTGCGGCTGCTCTACCTCGGCCTGCACATGGCCGAGCGCATAGAGCAGGCATTCAGGCCGGCGAAGGTTGTGGCGCTGCGGCCTAATCAGCCTGATCCGCCGAGGGTGGCTTGAGTTTCAAACATATAACCGAGGGTATTCCATTGAGCATGCTCAAAAAGGCGGTCAACAAAATGGCCTATGCAAAGATCGGAATCTACGGGGGCCAAGGTGCCGGCAAGTCGCGCACTGCCGCCGAGATCGCCATTGGACTGTACAAGCACGCGAAGCTGACCAAGCCGGTAGCCATGTTCGACACCGAGCCAGGCGCGTCATTCCTGATCCCGCTATTCGAGAAGGCCGGCATCGAGTTCATGGTTTACGACGAGAGCCGTGCATTCAGCGACCTGATGAAGTGGATGGAGGAAGCAATCCCCGTCTGCTCTGTGCTGATCACCGATTCGATCACGCACATCTGGCGAGACCTGCAGGAATCCTACCTTGCACGCATGAATGACTCCAAGGAGCGCAAGTGCAAGGAGAACGGCTGGCGCTTTAAGCCGCGCGGCTCCCTTGAGTTCCAGGACTGGGGCCCTATCAAGCGCGAGTGGAGCGGATTCACCGACCTCTTCCTGTCATCCAAGATACACATGATTGTCTGCGGTCGCGCCGGCAGCGTGTACGAGTACCAGGAGAAGGAGGACGGCGGTAAAAAGGAGCTGATCACCGTCGGAACCAAGATGGCCACAGAGAAGGAAATGGGCCACGAGCCATCCCTGCTTATCGAGATGGAGCGACGATACGACGAGGGAAAGATCGTAAACACCGCGGTCATCGTCAAAGACCGGGCTGACAAGCTCAACGGTAAGGAGATCGCCTATCCGAACTACGAGAAGCTCCGGCCGCATTTCGACTGTCTGAACCTAGGCGGCGAGCACTTCGGCTCCATGCAGGCACGCGATTCCAGGGAGAGATTCACCGAGACCGGTGACGATAACTACTCAGCAGAACTGCGACGCAAGGAAGTGGCGCTAGATGAGATCAAGGAAGAGATTCTAAGGCTGCTGGGCCACGGGATGGATGCGGCTACCAAGGCTGCTAAGTCACAGTTGCTCGAAGAGATAGCCGGCACTCGCGCATGGACCAAGCTAGAAAGCATGCGGCTGCTGCAGGTCCAGGAAATCCGCAACAAGCTGTGGGTGAAGTCTCGGGGCCATCAGTACGGCGCCGAGCCACCGCCGCAGGCATCCGCAAATGCTGAAGCCATCAACGATCAGGCCGAATCCGAGAAGATCCCAGCATGAGCAACGATCTGAACCAGTGCTGCTTCATCGGCCGTCTGGGTCGCGATCCCGAGACGCGGTACATGCCCAATGGTAAGGCAGTTTCAAACTTCAGCATCGCCGTCGGTTCTAGCTGGAAGGACAAGGGCACCGGCGACGCTAGAGAATCCACGGAGTGGGTCAATATCGTCGCCTTCGACAAGCTGGGGGAGATCTGCTCGCAATACCTTCGCAAGGGCTCGCAGGTATTCATCCAGGGCGCTTTCAAAACCCGCAAATGGAAAGACAAGGAAGGCAAGGATCGATACTCCACTGAGATCATCGCCAACCAGATGCAGATGCTGGGCGGGAAGCCAGCCGGCGCACGGAGCGAACCGACTCCTGCGGTAAACGAGCCGAGCAGCGATGCGCCGGCCGATGATTTCTCCGACGACATCCCGTTCGTTTGGATCATCGCCGGGCTGTTGAGCAAGCTTTTGATGGCTTCCAGCTTCATCAGTTACACGGCTTAACTGCGATGACCGAAGAACGCTTCACCCTCCGCAAAGGCGCGCAACTGACGCGGTTGGTGGCGTACGTCTCGGCGCTGCTGCGTGACAAGGATGTAGAGATTGTCGTCAAGGAGCACAGGCCGAGGCGGAGTGACCAGCAGAATCGCTACCTCTGGGGCGTGGTGTATCCCGAGATCCTGAAGCACCTGGACGGCTGGACGGCAGAGGACGTTCACGAATTTTGCCTCGGTGAGTGGAGCGGCTGGGAAGTGCTTCAAGGCCTTGGACGCAAGCGCATGAAGCCAATTCGCCGCAGCTCGCGGCTCAACACTGCCGAGTTCAATGACTACGTGGCGCACATCCAGCAAGCCATGGCCGAGAAAGGAATTTACATCCCGGATCCTAACGAGCAGGAGGCTGCATGAAAATCGAGAACCTAGCCCGCGGCCAGCAGTGCCACCTTCGCTTCCCGGCCGTCTGCAACGGCAACCGGGAAACCACAGTCCTATGCCACATCCGCCGCGGTGGCCTGGGCGGCGTTGGCATAAAGCCGCATTCTATTTGCGCCCTGCCGGCTTGCAGCAGTTGTCACGATGCGCTCGATGGCAGATCGAAATCACCCCACAGCCGAGCCCAGATGGACGCAGACGCACTGCGCGGCCTCTGTCAGTGGCTGAGCTGGCTGGAAAAGCACGGGCATATCAAGACGGAGGCAGCATGATTCCCTATCGCGATTACGACAACACATTCAGGCTCGAAGGCCACGAGCAGATCAGCTTCAGTACCGAGGCCGACGCCCGCGCAGCTGCTGAGCTGGCCAGAAAGTACGCTGACGATTTGGTGTCGCGGGCAATGTCGCAGGAGTCTCGCTATCGCCGGGCCGAGCAACGCGCGAAGGAGCAGGCATGAACGCCCGTCCCATCCTGTTCTCGGCGCCGATGATCCGCGCTCTGCTTGCCGGCACGAAGACACAGACGCGCCGCGTCGTAAAGCCGCAGCCGGATGTCAGTCACTGGCAAGGCATCCAGTCTATGTTTGGATTTGCGGGTGGCGACCGTTCGAAGCCCTTCGGTGATTGGCATCACTGGAGAGTTGTCGGGCCCGACTACCCGGACGGGGATGAGGATGACGTGTGGTGCCCATGGGCTGCCGGCGAGTTGGCGTGGGTGCGCGAGACGTGGCGTGAGCATGAAGCGCCAGACCAGGATGGCGAGACGATCGCCTATCGCGCGGATCGGCCCGAGTATCTCAAGAGAGATGACGATCCAAGTTCGAAGCCTTGGGGCCCTTCGATCTTCATGCCGCGCCAGCACTCTCGCATGACCCTGCGCATCACCGAGGTGCGCGTGCAGCGGCTGCAGGAAATCAATGAGGCGGATGCGATAGCTGAGGGCGCAGAGCCGCTGCTTGTTGCGCCAGATGGCGGCAGCAGCCCCCACGTTGAGGGTTATAGACGGCTCTGGGACTCAATCAACGGCGCCGGCGCGTGGGACGCTGATCCTTTCGTGTGGGCGCTGACTTTCGAAGTGCTGCAGAAGAACGTCGACGAGGTGTTGCAGGCGGCGGCAAAGCACAAGGAGCAGGCATGAAAATAAAAATATCCATAGCGCTTTCCGCCTTTGTGCTGGCTGGCTGCGAAAACCCAGCGCCGCCAACCGGCGGCTACTACGACCAGGATATACGACGTGATGTGTTTTTCGAATGCCTCAAGTCGTTGCCTAACGGGCCTAACAGTACCAAGTACAACGACTGGTCCGAGGTAGTAGAGGAGTGCGGCACTCAGGCTTACTACATATCAGCGCGTGGCTTTCGAAATACACGAGCCAAGGTTGTGCCATGAGCGAAATATCTAAATTGCGAGCTTTCGCAAACGCGATCCTCAAGGACTTCCCTGATGCGTGCCCTGACGGCTTCGAGATCCAGGAGCTCGCAGAGCTGCATGGATTGCTGGAGCCGGTTGAGGTTAGCGAGCCATGTGATAGCGAATGCTGCCAGTGCGCCGAGGTTGGCGACTTTCCGATGGCCTGCTATCGCAAGACCAAGCTATTGACTGGGGAGCAACAATGATCACCGAGCATCTGATTCAAGACATGGACAACCTGCGGCACATGCTGGGCGTCTGTAGCGAGCGCCCCCGCAAGCGCTGGTGCTATCGCAATTACTTCAACAGTAACCAAGGCTGTGACAGCTACGCGTCAATGCAGCGCCTTGTAGCGCAAGGTCTGGCCTTCGAGTACCGGCCTGACTATTTCAGCGCGACACTGCACGGCTGCATGGTCATCGGTCTGACCTCGAAAGAAGCCGCCAAGGCACTGAACGGAGCATGAGCATGCCCATCACCGACGAGCAGCTGCAGGCGATCGAGAACGTGTACGGGCAAAGCCAGGGCCCGATAGCCAATTTACTGAGAGATCTGATAAGAGATATTCGCGAGCGCGAAGCCACCATCGCCGAGCTGCGCCGCCCTTGGGCAGACATACGGAAGGAGTTCGAGAGCGAGGACGGAGTTGACGCCGTGCGAGCTGTGGACGCTCTGTGCAAGCGTGCGAACGGTCATCGTAATCAGGTCCAGGGACTTGAGCGGAAGGTTCAAGTGCGCGATCAGACCATTTGTGAGATGGATGACGAACTCGAATCCGTCAAGCAGCAACTCACCGAGCTGCGCAAGCCGGTGGCGGCGGAGGCGAACGCGCTGCTCGGCAATGCGCGCAAGCAGATCACATTGAGCTACGAGAACTGCGCCGCCGGAGTCGTGCGCGCTGAGCTGGCCAAGCTTGTACTGGACGCCTACGACACCCTCGCCCAAGACTGCGCCCGCTATGCCAACGCGCATGAAGTGATGCTCGCGGAGATGGCGGGGCTGAGGGAGCGCATTGCGCAGATGGGCCGCCAGGCTGAGCAGAGCGTCGAGTATGCCACTCATAGACAAGCTGAGCTGGAAGCCAGCAGGAAGCGCGAGCGGCAGTTGCGCAACATCTGCAGCCTGATCTTGGAAGCAGACGACCTGGCAATCGCAGAACTCAAAGCGCTTGGATATGACGAGCCGGACACATCGGCAAGGAAGCTGACCGAAGCACTGCGCGCCACCCTCGCCGCCTCGCCCGCGCCGGTGGAGAGCGCCGCCCTCGCCCAGCCGCAGCCACAGGGCCGCACGCCAGAGCAGTACGCCATCGAGCATGGCCGGTACCTTGCGACCGCCGCGAGAGAATTCATGGACGCGTGCAACGCTGTATGGTCGGCTCAGCAAGCTGTCGATGAGGACGAGACAGATACCCAGAATGAGGCCGATGGCCTTTTAAACAGGCTGGACGAGGCAAAGCAGTCGCAATGTGAGTCATGGCGCGCATTGGATAATGCAATCTACGAATTCACCAAGCGTGCCGACCGGGCATATCCACTGAAGCGCGCCCTCGCCCAGCCGCAGGGGGAGCAGAAGGAGCATCGGACTTGCCATTCCTATCCGTTCTGTCGATGCGGATTCAAGCCAGGGTCGCTGACATTCGTTTGCGAATATCTTGCTGAGCAGGAGACCGGCAATGGCTGAAAAAGAATGCATAGACACGTACCGCCAGGAATGTGTGCAACTGCGCGCCCGCATAGAGCTGCTGGAGGCCCAGCTCGCCGAGGTCCGAGCACACCGAGACCACGAGCGCCGTCAGAACAAGCGCCTCTCCGCCGAGAACGCGGGGCTGAGGCAGGATGCAGCGAGATTGGATTGGCTAGAAAAGAAAGGCACGCAACACACTTACATGTGGTCACCAGGGCATTGGGTCAACCGTTATTCGCTGATCCGAACTGACCACGATGATCTGCGCTCGGCCATCGACGCAGCCCGAGGTGGCAAGTGATTAAGACTTGCAAAGCCTACGAATATAGCGGCGATACAGAGATCTATGATCAACGTGAAGTAGACGCCGAGCTCGCCCGACTGCGCGCCGAAGCAAAGTCACACTTCGACCAGGCGCTGGCTAATGGCGCTGAAGTTGGACGCCTGCGCGAACGCGTGGCGGAGCTGGAATCGGACCTGGCGCACTACTTTGAGAACACTGGCCTAGTGCCTGTCCATCAGAGAGACGAGGCTATCGGGCGATCCAATCTGCTGCTTGAGGCGGTGCGTTGGTGTGTAAAGTTTGGTGTAGCAATCGACAACTACGGGATCTATGGCCACGTAGGGATCAGTGTTCTAGATGACCTTAAGCCGCCAGAGAGCTTGAAAGACATCTTCGCCCCGCTGATCGCGGAGGCGTTGGAGATCAAGACATGATCGTCAGAAAGGACACATCGCACAAGAACACATGCGTTAAGCACTATGGCGCTTCAGGCGATCCGAAAAAACCGTGCGCCTGTGCTTCGCTGCCGCCAATAGCGGTAAGCGATGGCGAACTGCAACAAATGGCAGCCGATGGTCGCGGACGGTCAAGCATCGTCTGTGAACTGGCCAAGCAAGAACTCGTGAGGAGATCTCCGCTGGAGAGCCGGAAGGACGAGAGTGAGGCGGATGGCGGATGATCGCCGACTTCGCCACCCTCTGCGCGCTGGCCGCTACCAAGCGGCCGAAGGCTGTGTGCGCATGGCTGGCGAGGAATCGCATCCACTACATGATTGACACGAAGGGGCATCCAGTGACTACGCTGGCTGCATTGGACCGCGCCCTCGGTGGCGGTCGGCCGGACGAAAACGAACCTAACTACGATCCACGGCAATGGGAAAACTTACAGCGGGCGTCTCCATTCCAGGCGTCTTCGAAAAAGACGGCCGATACTACAAAGTCGTTCAAGGGAAGTGGCACAAGCTGTCCAGGATCGACGAAGGCCGAACCGCCCTCTTCCGAGCCCTCACAGACTTCGAAACGCCGCGGCCGGCGCGAATGACCGAGTTGCTGATTCTGTACCAAGCCAATGGCATGGATCATCTGAAGCCCGCCACCAAGAAGGATTACGAGAACATCCTGGTTCGCCTCGACAAGACCTTCGGCCACCTTGAGATAGGCAGGCTGAAATCTAACCAGGTCGCCCACTGGCTTGAGACCCGCAAGCGGATCGGCCGCGGTGGCATTCGTGTCAACCGAGAGATGGCCGTACTGTCGGCGGCTTATAACTTCGGCATGCGGCACATGTACGTCGAGTTCAATCCGTGCAGGGGTGTGCACCGCAACACCGAGCGGCCGAAAAAACGCTACGTCACCAACGAACAGTTTCTAGACGTGTTTAACCGGGCCAATGAGCCGTTTCAGGATCTGTTGGCCGTCGCCTACCTTACGGGGTGCCGCCAAACCGATCTCATCTCCTGGAGCCGCGCAGCGCACCTCAAGCCCGAAGGTATCAGCTACATCCAGAGCAAGACGCGCAAGCCGCACACGGTAGAATGGTCAGATGCGGTTCGGCATTTCGTGCGGCGCGCGATGGATCGCTTCCCGGATTGCGAGCTCGTGTTCAACAACACTCTCGGCTATGGTTGGAGCGTCTCAGGCATTGCGAGCCAGCTCAAGCGGCTCAAGGCCGGCTGGTCGTTCAAGGATCTGCGCGCGAAGGCTCAGACCGATTCGGCACACTCAGTGCTCGGACACGGCGCTGCGCTAGAGGCAACGTACCGCAAGGTACTGCGTACCAAGCCGGTACGCTGATTAGAGGCCAGGGTCTTAGAATGCGAGATATTAGGCATTATTTCCCAGTGAATACCCGGATCGATAGCAAGACTGTTAATCCGTTGGTCGGCGGTTCGAATCCGTCCCGGGGAGCCATATTTCCCTCTAAGACCCTCCCGAAGTTTGGCCCCGAAAAGGCCGGTTTCCAGGTGTTCTCTTAGAGGTTTTATGAGCCAGAATTCCACAGGTTCGATCCCCATCGCGCCCACCAGCAGTGGCCAGCAGGTGGCCAGCACCCCCGAAGTCGATGACGAGCCCCCATTCATGGGCGCCGGCTGCGGGCTCGCTCCAATGCCAACTGAAGCCGATCGTCGCAACGCATGGCGCTCGCTGTTTGTCGAATATGCAGTGGCCACTGGCCTTCTGGAGCAATCCCACGCAGAGGAGCTCTACGAAGCCGGCCGCGATGACTGGGATTACGACCTGACACCCGCGCAGGCTTTCGACGAGGAATTTATCTACTGGGGCGACGACGGAGACGAGCCATGACCTCCCCCACCAATCCCAACCAACCCGAACTTGTCGCCTACCTCGTCGAGTTCGAGAACGGCGAGCGCGAGTTGCACTTGGCCGAGGATGGCGTGCCGTCGTGCGGCGAGACTGTGACGCCGCTGTATGCGCTGCCTGACCCCGGGGTGGCGCCGTGAGCTGGCGATACAGTCGCGGTGGTTGGATGCGCCGCAGATTCGAGTATCGAATTTTCCTTCAGCTCGGCATGCATCCATGGTTTGAGAACAGACCCAGACGGGATTGGGAGCCGAGATGGCCGATGCCGTGGTAATCCCTCCTCCCTCCCGACGCAGGAATGAATCATGAAACAATGGGACAATGAAATGCCGGCCGTCGGCCTGAGATTCGACGATTCAAAAGCGCCGATTAGCGTCGCCGACATGCGCAAGATCATTGAGGAGTCGCGCTATGACTCCAACACGATCAATGCCGCGATGACAGCGGCGGATGCCCAGGGGCTGAGTGACGTCGACCGATTCGTGCTGCTGGCCTTCACCGCCGTGGTATCACTCCAGCGCTCACATGAGAAGACTGTCGAGATGCTCAATCGTGCTCCGCCAGGGCATTTCACCGTAGATGGCAAGACCTATCGATTCATCCCGCCTCGGGAGATGTTCGCCTACCTTGGCGTTGAGGAAGTCCAGACTTCCCTCCCGCCGCAGGTGACGGAATGAGCATTACAGATGAGCGGCTGGCGGAGCTGATAAAGATCCACGACGGCAGATGGATTTTCGATGGACAGAGCGATACTGCCGCAGCGCTGCGGGAGCTGCAGCAGTTGCGCGCGCAGCACCGTGAGATAATCTGCAAGCGATGCCTGCTTCGGGAGCAGCTTGGTCAGTCGATTTCTGTTGATTTCTAGGGCCTCTCCAGCGCCTCGTTGACCCACGCCTGCAGCGCGCTCAGTCTCATTCGGCCACCCTTGCTGCATCCCGGCCCTCGTATCGCTCGCGGCGGCGCGTCTGCCTGGCATCCATCCGCTGAGATTCGCACAGCCCGCAGTGCTCGCTAGGCGCGCAGCCCGCGAATGGCGAGCGCTTGCGCACGCGGCCGTTGCTGAGCTCCCGGCCGTGAGCGGCACGCAGCCGGCGGCGCATTACGGGCAACTCCAATGCGAAACGCTTCACTGCTTCACCTGCGGCTGCACAGGGCTGAATTGGCCGCGTAGGTACACAAGCACCCCCATCACCGCCATCCAGTACTTGAGCTGGCTTTCCGGGATCACACCGGGGACTGCGGCTACTGCCGAGATGATGCCGGTTGCGATCCCTAGCACTTTCGTGCCGTGACAGCGGAGAAACTCGTAGAGCTGTTTCATGGCCACTCACCCCGCTCAGTCATGCCCGCCCCGTGACCCGCTGCCACATGGAGGCGATCCAGGTGCCGACGGTGCGCACCATGGCAGTGGCGCGGGTGATGATCACGATGCGTTGCTGGTCTGGCATTACTTCTCCTTGGCCTGGTCGATGGTCAGCTGTCTAATGTCTTCGCGCAGCAGCAGCAGCTGAGTCTCTGCTGCCTTGGATTTGTCGATCGCCCACCAGGAAATGCCAAGCGAGAGCATGGCGACGCCGAATCCAATGATTCCGGCGAACAGACCAGCGCGATCATGAATCTCTGCTTTGCCCCCGGCTGCATAAGTACCGCCCTGCTCCACCTTTGTCTGCTCAGGTACGACGTTCATTTTTGTTCCCTGTCCGCTCGGGATTCGAGCGACCGCAATCGTACATCCGTGACCAGATCCGTGGCCTGGAGCTTGCCGATCTCGATGTAGATCTCACGTTTGTCGTCAGCCTGGGATTCGCGTATCGCCAGCGTCGTCAGCAGGTTCCAGGAGACCAGCCCGGCAATACCGATGAGCAGCACGCCTACCGCCCACTTGGTCGATGGCGGTATGTGGAGCCGGTCTAAGTGCACGTCCATTCGCATCTCTTCCTCCGGTCCATCGGGAGCCTCGCGGCGGCGGTCTTCGGGGGTGGTCATGGCTGTTTACCGGTCAATCTCGGGCATTGGCCGAAATTACTATTGGCGGGCTCACACCTCGATGGCAGACTCCCGACCCCATGAAAACGACAATTGCAGCACTCGCCCTGATGCTCAGCGCCTGCGGCGGTGGTAGCGGCCAGATGAATCAGTCTGGAGCCCCCGTCGCGCAGGCGGCTCCACAGCCGGTCGCCACCCCGCAAGCGCCCCCCGCCGCGGCACCGATCACTGTGATTTACGTGGGCACAAGCGCCGCAGATACGCTGGCTGCCGGTGACACCTGCTGTTCTGATGTGATTGAGGCGTATAAGGAAACAGGCTTCGTGGTCGAGGCAATCGACGCGCCTTGCCACGGTGCAGATACGCCGATGTGCGAGGCCTCGGGACTGGAGGGCTGGGCGCTCGAGATCAAGGCGGGACGTCGAGAATGGCTGGAGCGCTTTTGTCAGCGCTTGGATGCCGTCATCGACGGCCGATCTGTGTTCCTGGCTGGCACCAGCCGCGGCGCGTACGCGATCCTGGCCTGCAACGTTGGCGCACCGGTGCTGGGTATCATTGGCAATGCCGCGCTGATCGACCTGTACCAATTGACCGAGTTCGCCGATGTGCCACGCGACGCAACTTACAGCCTCCTGCCTCAGCGCGTTCCCACCATGATCCGCATCGCGCGCAACGACGAGAGAGTCGGTACGCAGCCGGCCATTGACTACGCCATGCAAAGCGGGGCCGAGCTCGTGGTCCTGGATATCGATGCGCACATCGCGCCAGAGGACGGCACCGGTATTGAGTTCATCCGACGGCATTTAAGCTTTTAGCGCGGAAATCCGCTCCTCCAGAGATGCGCAGCGCGCGATCGTCTCTTGTAGAGCCTTCGTCAATATCGGCACAAGCTTGGAATAATCCATAGCCCAACTGCGATTTCCATCGCCCGGGCTAACTGCGGCCGGCAGTATTTCGTTAATCTCTTGTGCGACAAATCCGAAATTGACGCGCGCACTTGTTTCTCGCCAGTTGAATGCACGCACTCGGATTTGCTGCAGCACTTGGATCGCGCTCTGTGCGTCTACAATGTTCATCTTGAGAGTTCGATCTGAGGTTGTGTTGTAGCGCACCGCCGTACCGGCTCGGTCGAAATCAATACTGCCTCTCGTGCTTGCCGCGTCGGTAAGGAATGTGACCAGGGAGTTGTCGCCGCTGGTCGCTTCGTTGTGAACATACAGCGGTGAATTGCCTGAAGTTGTAGTTCTAACTCCAAGAGCTGACTGAGCAGCTGTAGTCCTGATCTGGCCAAGCACATTGTTCAAACCACTGGCAGTGTTCGCAGTTCCTACCCTGAACACTCCGCCAATACCTCCAGAGGCATCGGTTGGAAAAGTGAAAGACGAGATGGTCGCGCCACTTCGAACGCCTATAAAGGCAGGGTTAGATGCAGTAATTACATCGTCAGTGATGGCGCGCAACTGAAATTGCAGCGAGTTAGCGAACATCTCCCATAGCCGATTGTCTGCCGCGGCATCAGAATCGTTCCATGCCATCATCGGTATAGACGATGAAAGAACCACAGCGTTACTCAACGGCGTACCGGATGAGTACGCCTTTGAGAAGGTATGGGACGCGGTCCACGTCGGCACAATCGCCTGAGAGAGCGCGGGGGCACTGTCAGATCGCAGAAAGGTCGAGGCAGTACCGTTGACGGCAGACAGGCCGATAGTCCCCGAGGGATTTGCATCCAAATCAAGGTGGAACGAATACACCGCAACGCGCGTGAGCGTGAGCGGCACGTTGCCACTGTCCATTACCACATCGATGGTGGTGGTACCCGCAGCATGACTTGAAACCGTGATGCGGCCTGTACCGGTCGTGGCGCCCACCAACTTGACGCGGGCGCCGACGGGATACCGAGCGGTCAGATCACCGGCCACCGTGAACGTGTCGTTATCGACGCGCGTGGGATCATCGCCGAAGTCCATGTACGGCTGCTCTTCGAAGCTTTCCCGTACCTCGGCCATCATCTGGCGAGCGCAATCGTTCACCGTGCTAGGCGCTTGGCCTTCTGGCCAGCCGTTGGGCGGTGCTGCGTTGTTGCTTCCCGGAGTCGTCGAATAGTCGCGGACGGTCATCTAATTGGGCCCTGTTATTATTGGTATAGGCCTCGTCGGAACTCATCCTCAGCGGCATCTAGGCCGATGATCGATGGAGTGGGATTGTAGCCTGGAATTCTCAGCATCTCCCGCACTATCTGATCAGTAGCCGTACCGGCTCTAACGCCAGTATTTAATACTGCTCCGCCAGGGGCTGTATTGCCGGCAGCGATATAGCCCCGTGTTGCCAGGTTGCCGGCTGCATTCAATGTGCCTCTGTATAAGCTGTCCGGGAACCCGCCGAGTCGGGTAGCAGTGCCGCTGTCGCCAACGATTGGCCCAAAGGTACGCGTGTTGGCGAAACGCAGCGCGTCATAAAGTCCGGTGTCGTTGTATCCGCGCAGATAGCCGCCTTTATCGCTTCGCGCAAATGCGCCAGCAAGTTGGCCGGCTCGCAGAGTGCCGCTCCCAGGATCTATAGCGCCGCTCTTTTCCGCTGTGAGCAGAACGCGGTACTGGTCGCGGGCTTCACGAAGTGTCCCGGCAGCCTTGGGGCCAGCTGAACGGATCAGCGCCTCATGCAATGCGTCGCGCACATCGCCGGCCAGATCTTTCACTCCACCGGAGCCGTTCTTGGAGAGCCTGCCGAGGGTGGAATAGATCGACTGGAACGCAGGCCCTTCAATGTTCCCACCGGCTTGCGCTGCCTTTGTGACGATCTCGTTCAGCTGCTTGCCGATCAGCGGAGCTTCTGCCTCGGTTAGCTCTGCAGCTGCCCGTGATCCGATCTGCGCAAGCTGGGCTTCAAGCTGGGGATCGTAGGCAACCTTGTTGTTGGCGGCTGCCTCATCGAAAACCTTGCCGATTCTGCTTGCGGCGTTGGCAAGTGCGGTACTAGATACTTCATCGCCCGATTCGCCGATAGAGCGCAGAAATTGCTGCTGGATTACGCGGGCGTTATTCGCCTTGATGGCATCGAACGGTCCAGCGGTTGCCGGCTGACTCTCGAGCCTCGCCTCCACTCGGCGCAAGGTCGGACTGCCAGCGCGCACGCCCGGAGTAACTTTGAGCCCGAGTCGCTCGCCGGCCGCTAGCGTGGCCTTCTCAGTAGCGTTTAGCCCGACAGGAGCAGGCAGAGGAGTGCCGCCAGGGCTTCCAGGAGGCGGAGCCGGCGGTGAGGATCCTGGAGGTAGCGAGCCAGGCGGCGTGCCAGGGCGTGGAGTGATGCCAGAAGGTATGCCGAGTTTGTTGTAGATGCCGCCAGTGACAATGCCGGAGCCAAGCGCGGCCGCGGTGCTCAGGTAACGCGATGTGCGATCATCAGGCCGGACGGGGGCCGTGTCCACTCCCACGGCATTGAGTCCCTTCTTGATGTTCTCGGAGCTGCCGAGCACGTTATCTCGGCGTGTGCGGTTTACAAACGGCGGCGCAACCACCCCCTCACCGCCGAATGCTCGGTTGACCTTGTCCGCACCTAGATAGCCAAGGCCGATTGCCGCTTTCCCGACGTCGAGCGCATTGAGTGCCGTGTCTATCGGCAAGCCAAGCGTGCTGGCGACGCCAGAGCTAGCGCCGGAGGCGATGGCCTGCACACGATCTGTTGCCGTGGCGCTTGGGCGAGCAGGCTGGAGCTCGGCGATGATCTCAGAGTCGGTGTAACCGGCAGATCGTGCGCCCGCGGTGTCGAAATTCGTGTCTCTCGCGAGCTCGTCAGCGATCTCAGCGTCTGAGTATCCCGCGGCGCGTGCCCCTTGTACGTCGAATGGCATGCGTCACCGCCTGAATGAGGAGAGTGGCGGGCGATTGGTCGGCGTCGCACCGGAAAGTGATGGCGGGCCCTGCTGCTGGCCGGCTGCCTGCTGGGCCTTCTGCTGGATCTGTCGTATGGTCTGCAGAGCCGCTTTCTTCGCTGCCGCAGGCACCGAAGGGTCGCCGATGTTGGCGGCTGCCTCCTTGTATAGCTTCAAGTCGAGCACGCCCTGCGGACCTTCAAGGCGCGGCTGAGCCGAGATTAATGCGGCCTCGAGCGGTTTGAGCTGCGCTGCCGCTAAAGCACCGTCAGGCGCGAATCCGAAAAATGAAAGAAACGAGTCTGTCGCCGCACCCGCCCCGCTGCCGGTCGATAATTCAATGAGCGGTTCTGCAATGCTCAGCAAGTCCTGCACCTGGGCGCCAGCGATGCCCCTCTTTAGGATTGCCCCCCGCGCATCTCCAGTGGCGCCGCCAGTCGCCGCCCCCTCTGCCTCTGCCGCTTTCACGGTCCGCGCTGCATTCGCTGTTGCCGGCAGAGTGCTAAGCGGCGTCTGCGTGATCCCGCCACCCGTGCGATCTACATTGATCGCCGTGGGCACGTTCTCCACGTTGCGGATAGCCGTGACCGGCGCCGAGTAGCGCTTGAGCAACGATGGGTCGCCGAGCTGATTCTGCGGCGTGCGCGAGGTCAGGTAAGCCTGCAATGATTCCGGCGTGTAGTCACCGGGATTGAAGTTGCCAATCCCGCCCTGTCCCTGGTTTTGCTTCGTCGCTGCGTATTCCTGGAAGCTGCCGGTGTAGCCATTCTCTTTGGCAAACTTGTACTCTGCCACGAGCGCAGGATCTTGACCCTGTGCGCCGTTCTTCGCCTCGTTGATCTTTGCGCTGAGCAGCATCTGCTGTATCTGCTGGTTGATGCCGCCCGTGGCCGCGCCCTGCCCCGCCTGCAGCGCCTGACCGACGAGCGAGCCGAAGCCCTGCCTTGGCCCTGGCTGCGGACCAGAGTTCGCCAGCAGGCTTGTGCCGAAGCCCAAAAGGCCCTGTTGTTGTGCTGCTCGCTGCTGTTCTGGCGTGGTGAGGCCGCTTGCGTCGCTGACCGGGAATGCGGCACCGAGCAGGCCCTGAAACAACCCGGGATTCGCAGGCGCGCCTCCGGGCGTAGAGGGTCCACCAGCGCCAGATACCGGGTTGACGCCCTGCGCTAGGAGCTTCTGTTTCAGAAAGAAGTCACTGAAGGGCATTAGCCGAATGCTCCGAGTAAGCCACCGCCCAAGCCACCCAGCAGAGCGCCATATGGCCCGAAGGAAGCGCCCAGGCTTGCGCCCGTCGCCGCGCCACCCAGCGCGCCGGCGCCTCGATTCCTATTAGTCGGCGTGTTCTGCGTCGTCACCTGCCCTGGGAACGTACCGGTAATGCGCTGCAGATACCGGTCGAGATTGATCTGCGGCGAGTTCTGCTGAAAGTCGAAGCGCGCGATCTCATCGTCCAGATACTGGCCCTGCAGATCTTCGATACGACCGCCAACGCCCTCGAGCGCGGCAAGGTCTGCGTAGTCCTGGTTCGCAAGCTGAGGCGCGAGGCCGGCGGCACCGAACTGCAATTGCCGCTGTTGCTGGATATCGTCCAGCGAGCGGTTCTGCGCGTTCTCGAAGCCCTGCGCACCGATCCCCACGCGCTGTTGCTGCTCAGTGGAGCCGATCTGCCGAAGTTGGCCAAGCTCTTGGAGCGAGCGGTTACGGTCTGACTCGTACGCGCCGCCATAGACCTGGTTGGCCAAGTCATTGAGCTCGAGCGCAGCCGGGGCGCGTGCGGCGCCTGTGTTCCTGCCCGCGCTCGCGAAGCTCGATTGCAAGCGGTTCTGCACCTGATCGGCAGCGCGGTTGAACGTCGCGTCGAGATACGGATTGGTGGCGCCGGCGAACTCGCGCGGCCCCGTGGCACTGCCGGGAGCAGATGCAAACGGGTTTGACGCGTTCCCGAAACTCGAGCTAGGTGCCGAGTTCAGGGTGTTGGTCACGTAGCCCTGGGCTGCATTGCCGACTTGTGAGCCATTCAGCGCCCGCTCGCGGGTCAGCGCCAGCGCTTCTTCAGTCGGCTGTGAGAACGGCACAACCGTCGAGCCGGGGAATTGCTGCGGTCCGCCAGTCTCGTAAAGACCGCGTGCTTGGCCAGCGCCGTACTGCAGGAACGGCTGGATGAAAGCAGGCGGCTCGGTGGTAGAGGTGGTTCTAGATGATCCAGATGAGCCGCCCATTACACGCCCCTCCCCAAGAATCTGGAGACGTTCGGGTTGCTCGCAAGAAGCTCCATAAGCCCCTGCGGGACCATGGGCGCCGGCTGCTGTCCGTAGATGCGATTTGTCAGGCTGGACATATCGCCGATGCCGCCCGGCATGAACGGCTGTGCCTGCTGTGGCCCGAAGCCCATCGGACTGAATCCAGGGATATCAGCGCCCATTCCCCTGGCTGCAGTGAGGCCTGGAATTGGAGCGCTCCCAGATTGCTCAAAGTCTCTCGCGTTCTTCTTGAGTTGCGAAAACATTTCAGTGCGCCCTGGTCGGCCTGTGCTTCTTAAGAACCACGGCTGACTCGTTATAGTCTTGGAGCAAGCGCGCCCAGCCGCGCCGGCCCTGAATCTCAATCCATTCGCATTCTTGATCTTCGAAGAACCACGGCTCTATGTACTCCCTAAAAAGCCGCATCCCGTCGATAATACCACTGCCCGCTGCGATCCAAAGTACGCCGTAGCGTCTAGAGAAGGTATTTTCTACTCTAGTCACTAGAATGCAACGCACCTCATCCTGTGTGCGAATCCCCCATGCCTGAGCTCTGCCCTCAGACAGGTCTGAATACAGGTCCTCAAGACTCCATGATCTTTCCGAGACGCGCGAGCAAATCCCCTCGATGATCGGCCAGGCTTCGTCTATCTGATCGCCGGGGACCACGAACGCACGCTCTTGCAGTTCAGCCGAGCCGTACATATGCGAAGCTCCGGTCTACCTGTGCGTTATTGGCGTGCGTCAGCGTGAAACTGCCCTTGGTCCGAGCGCTCACATACGTTGTCGCGATTGCAGCCGCCGCGTTGGCAGTGAGCGGCGAGAGCAGCACCACCATAGAGCTTTCGAACTTATTGTCAGTCACGACAGTGGTTGTCGTGTTCGCTGTAAGCGTCACCGTTCCCACGGCGTTGGATCTGCCGTCCTGCAGCAGGTTGATGGCATCCGTCAGGTTCCACAGATGGATGTTGACCGGCAGATCGCGCTTTTGCTGGACCGGTAGGGTCATGTGCCGGCCTCCTGCTCGATGAACTGCACGCCGATGGCCTCGGTGAACTCGCCCGAGATCTGCATACGCGTGCGGTTGTAGCGCGCCTCGTTGTCGAAGTCGCAATAGCCGGTGGTTGCGGTGCGCGACACGGCGGAGGTGTACGTGGCAGCTTCGTCGATGACGTTGCGCTGTCCGAGCGCGACCGTGACCGAGACCGAAGTCCCAGTGACCAGCGGCTTGATGCCGCCGACGTAGGTGTACAGGCCCGGATGCAGCTCCACTTCCTGGCCATCGATGCGCGCAGTACCTGGCGTGCCGGCGAACGTGCCAACCTTGAAGTCGCTCGAGAACCCGAACAGCGCCGCGGCACCGCCAGACCAGAACGGCGAATCCAAAGGCGGTGTCACCAGGTCGAGGGACGCGAACAGGGCGTCGATGTCATCCAAAGACGTGGCGATGGTCAGCCCTGGGATTAACAGCTCTAGTTGCTGATCAGAATGCGTCCAGCGCTGCTCCAAGTAGTTGTAGTGCAGCAGCATGTTTGGCCGGCCGCCCGTGTTTCCGGGCCCCGGGAACGCCCACCAGATGACTTTATTGGCTCGATCGACCCCCTGATAGACGCGCTCTGGGTAGGAGCTGTCGAGATTGTCGAGGAACCATTTGTCCACCTGCTGATCGCCGATATTTTCGACGTTCACGCCGTCGGTGACGAAAAAGCCCTCGCTGGACGGGAAGAACCTGCGCTTTGCGACCGTCGCAACTGCATTCGGGCACAGCAGACCGCGGCTCACGTCGATGTCGTCGAACTGAAAGACTCGATCCCCGCCTATGTAGCTCATGCGTGAGATGCCAGAGCGCTGGAACACGATCCCGAACTGCCCTTCACCCTCTATCGCCTGCACGGGCCCGAAAGAAGCTTGCATGAACTGCTCGCCGGCCTGATTTGTCAGTGCGTCCGCCGTGTTGGGAGTCGGCCAGTTGGTGGGATCGCTGATCTTTGGCCACTGCAGCCGGTGCGGAACGATCCCATTGACTGCCTCATTGGTGTTTCCGAGCACTACAAAGCGACCAATCACGCCGATGTGGCGGGCCCGCGGCGCTGTGCCAGTGGTGGCAAGGTTTGCGAAGTTGGCGGCGGCGCCGATGGTCAGCGACTGCGGCAAATCCGCGTAGTTCGTCGCGATGACCAGCGAATCGAACTGAGCAAAGCGCCAGTAATCCAGGGTGCTTGTCGTGTATGCGACTGCGGTTGAGCGATCAGCCCACGTCGCACCGGTGCGCGCGTACAGATCCGTCGCGGTACCGGCATATAGGAACGCATTCCCACTGCTGTCGAGTACGGAGATTGCCCCATAGGGCCGCGATGCCAAAGCGCCAGCCTGAGTCGAGAGCGGCCGGAATGGACCGTAGCTCCCAGAGATCGGCAGCACGTTGAGAGCCTCGGTGAGACCGGGATTGTCGAGCACCGGCAAATCCGGAAGCCACTTACCGTACTTGACGATGCCATCCGAACGCCGGCTCATGCGAGTACTTCCTGGAATGGGCTCCCAGAATCGTCCTCTTCCTTGTGCAGCTGGCGGTAACTCTCAAGCGCGCGGTCGTACATCGCCTGCCACACCGGGATGCGCACATCGTTCTTGTTGAATGGCTCGGCGGAAAGGAGCGAACCGTACAACGCCAGGTCCGAGGCGTTGACGATTATCCAGTGGGCAGCAGCGTCTGCCGCGAAGTTTCGCAACAGCGTCGGCTTAGCCCAGTACGTGCCCTTGATGGTGTAGGCACTGTCCGGGAGCGGACCGAATACGAAGTTCGTTGTGTCGCGCGAGATCCAAACCGGCGTGCCGGTGTCGGCGACGCCTCTCGGGTACCGGCCGTACATCTGCGTGAGAGACTTGCGCTCAAGCGCCGGCCGGCGCTGGCCGTTCACATAGGCGACTTTCAGGCCGAGATAGTCTGCGGGTACGGCTATGACAGAGCTTGCGATCGCGCTGGAAAGCGCAGCCTCCATCCAGCGGCCGAAGTTCTTCGGATCTCGCAGGAAGCTGTCTTCCCAGCTCTGGATAAAGTTCGGGACAAAAGTCGTGAGATTCGAGCGCTTCAGGTGATCCGTGATCGCGGTCTGAAGGCTGGCGTATCCTGAGATGATTGCCACATCAGATCCTGCCCGGCGTCACGCGCAGGAATCGGTACTCGTTGGAGTTCAACAGCCGCCGCAGGTTCTTTTGATAGTCAGGCTGAGTCTCATCGAAAATATTGAATCGCTCCTCGCGAATCCATTTCTCGATGATGACGTTTGGGATGTCGGCCACGATGCGACTATCGACCCCTGCGAACGGACGCCAGCTCGAAACCTCGTTGTACGCCGCCTTGTTGGCCTCCAGGTAAGGCTCAACGTCCTGGGTGCGCTCGCATACCAGGTTGTCGCCCTCGTAGCGCCACAGCTCGGTAATGTCGTCTTCCACGATACCGCAGGCCGCATCGGTCTGTGCGTAGGCAGTAGCGAGCCAATCCTGCTCGACGGCTATGCTCTGAGGTGCGCCGAGCTGGTTCATCGGGTCAACTCAGACACGCAACCAACCCCGGCAGTGCTGCCAGTGGCCTTGATGAATGCCACCTTCTGCCCCGGGCTGACGCGAAAGATCTGCGGCACGTTGGCCGGCAGGTAGTGACTGTTAGCGGTGTCAGCAACGGCGACCGGAGTAGTGCCAATCGCAATCCATGAGGCGGTGGGAGCTACCACGCGGATCTCGTAGATATTCGCCGAGATCCCATTGGTGGTTGCGACGCTGGCGTCATAGGACACGACCTGAGAGATACTCAGACGATAAACCGTGTCCTGGGAGCGCTGTGTCGTCATGGCTCAGCGGCTGAAAGTCGCCTGGATCGTGACCGGCACGGTTGAGTCCCCGCCGCCGTCGGTCGTGACCTTGATCAAATCCCCTTTCGCCACCGGTCGGTTGTAGAGACCGGTATCCACGTCGCCTTCAGCTGATCCGGTGAACGACACCACGATGGTCGGGGAGAGATTGGTGCCTTCGTGAGACACGGTGAGGGTTGCGTCTGCCGTCGCCAAGGCGCCGGATAGCATGCAGCTGACCTCACGCAGGATGCCGTCATACGGCGCGATGAAGCGCACGCTGCTGGCTGCGGCGACGTCCGCCATCGGAAGCGTAAGTGTGTCCCAGCCAAGCGGTTGTACAGCCATCAGTTACTCCAGATGCTTCCAGGTTTTCCTGGAGCGAATTCGCCGAATTGCGTGCCGCGTAACGCCGTAGCGCGCCGCGAGCACTTCGTTGTGTTCAGTGGTTAAGTCTAGCTAGTCGTAAGGTCCCTCACGATTCCGTGAGCGCGTGGCTCGCAAACCTCGAGCGTCCACTCGCCGATGACCAGCTTGCGAATGCTGTCGCCGGTCTTTGCCAGAGGCTGAACCTCGATCGGCCGGAGCCAGGCAAGCTTCGCTTGCTCGGTGTCGAGCAGCAGCGCGTTACGCGACAGGCAGAAGCGGTCTGGGACCACCTTTAGGACGTTAAAGTCATCCTCGTACACCGCGATCGAGTTGATGATCTTCTTGCTGGACGCGTCCATGTTGCGGTTCAGGTTGCCGGCGAAGCCCGACGCGGCCCGGCGATTGAAAGTCCCCAGCACCAGCAAAGTCGGTTCCCCGCCGCTGTCGTAGCACTCCTGCGAGACCTCCTGAAGGAAGGACTCCTGGAAGGCGCGCTGCGTGCCGTTGGTGGCTGTATCCGAGCCGTCGCCGGTGGGATCCGCGCCCGCTGCGTTGACGTTGGTACTCAGCCACGTCGGTAGCCCGGCGCTCTTTCGCGGAGTGGTGTCGTTGCCCGCCACCTTCGCGGTGTTGGCGGTGATCATGACCTCGATGTCGCGCTTGAGCTCTTTCATGCTCTTGGCGACCTGGTAGGCCATCTCATCCTGCATGCCCGTCTTCTTGACGGCCATCTGAGTCATGGTGACGCCAGGGGTTTTGCTGGAGATCGCGCAGCGGTTGTTTAGCCGCGTCTTCACCTGAGCTGCCGTGACGGTGGCGTCGTCGCCTTCGATCTGCTCATTGGCTGCAGCAGTGGCGAGGGCATCGCGCGTCCACTCGTGCAGCACGGCAGTCGCCTCACTGCGCGGCAGCGCCGAGAAAATCGGCGTCTCGGTGGGGCTGATGTCGTAGACCATGTCCACGAGATCTTCCCGGTTGCCACGGCCTACACCGGTCGTGGCGGATGCGTCATAAACGCTGAAAATACTGGCTGGTTGAGTCATTGCTCAGCTCTTTTTGTTGTAATCGAATCTCAAACTGCGCCCGTCGATCTCAGCCACTTGGCTGCATCTCGAACGTTGCCGCTCTTGCGAAGCTTGGCGCGCGCCTCGTTGGACGCTGCACCAGCACGATCCTGGGTTGATTGAGCGCTGCCCGGCTTGAGCAGCTTGGGCGCATTGCGAACTTTGTTCAGTACCTGTGCCTTGCTTGCCTGCAGCTTCTGCCACCTGATGGCGTCGTTCAGCACCAGGATGTCTCGGTGGTCGCTCAACTTTGCA